GAGATCAACACTTGCGCTTGCGATGCGCTTATGGCGTCAATCCCATTCGCCACGGCAAAGAGATGAACCGCCGTTTGCTCGATCAATCCGGCGATCGCTTGCCACAGATCGCGGAACGGTCCGGATTTGTTTATGAGTTGATCGACTAGAGATATCAATTCCGCCATCCCGGCTTGCGACTTCGCCTGGAACGATGCGAGCGCATCATTCCATCGCGTCCGGAACTCGCGCGCCTTCTCGATCACGTCGCGGTCGATCACGCGGCCGGTTTCCTCCGCGTGGCGCGCCGCGGCCTCGAATGCGGCGCCGCCGGCCTCGATCGCCGGCACCCACTCCTTCGTCAATTGCGCCTTCTTCGCGATGTCGAACTTATCTAGCTCGGTCTTCGCGTTCTTCACGAGATCGGCGACGATCGCGAGCGCGTCCCGCATCCCGATAACTTCGCCCTTCGAGTCCTTGAGCGTCTTTCCGTTCGCCTTGAACAGTTCGAACAAGTCGCCTTCGTCCTTCCGCGCCTTCTGCAATTCCTTCGCGAAGTCGCGCACGTCGGATAGGAATTCATCCGAACCGAGCGACGATCGCGACGTGACGGAGAAGCGGATTGCCTGAAGCGATTCCACGTCGACGCCGACGCGCTTCGCAGTGTCGCCTATCTCGGCGAGCTTCTGGTTGACGTCGACAAGCGCCTTCACGAGATTTGCGGGATTGAGCATCTTGAAAAGCTCTTGACCGATCCCCTGGAATACGCCGGTCAAGAAGTTGAAGCTCGGATTGAACGCCGCGAACTTCGACTCCGCGTCCTTCACGGCCGTATCGGCGAGCGCGCCAACTTTTTTCAAGTCGCGCTCCAGCTTGTCAAAGCGCGCCTCCAGCCGGATCGCCAGTGCTACCGCATCATCCGCCACGGCGTTTCGCCTCTACTTTTGCGAAGACGTCCGGCGGCTTGAACTGGCGCACCACGGCCGGCTTAGGCTTCGGATTTACGATCGCATAATGACGCGCCACCATATCGTCGAACTCTTCCGCGGTCGGCGGAGCCACGGCGGAGGCGCCGGCCATTTCATTGTTGGCGTGCGCGCACCATAGCAATTCCCAGATCGACATTTCGTCGACGTCGCGCGGACCGAGTCCTAGCTTGAAGCCGAGTCGGACGAACTCGCTTCGCTTGAAGGATTGCTCCCGGCTCGATCCGCCGGCGGTTTTCCCGGCGGATTGTCCTCCGGAACGCCTACCAGCACGGAAAGCAGGACCGCGGTTGCGATCGGGACGGCGCCCGAAAGCCCGTCCTCCCGTTCGTCGCAATAACGGCGCGTCAGCGAAAGCGCCTTTTCGTCGCCGTTGCCGCCGCCGATCAAGCCAAGCCGGATCGGTTCGCGCACGTCCCGGATGCCATAATCCGACTCGCGAAGCCGCTTGAAGATTTTGGCGATCCCGGCGCCGCATAGCTCTTCAAGCTCCAGAACGTGCTTGACGCGCGTCAGGTTGAACTTCTGGCGATCGTCGCCGAAGTCCAGCCACAAGTCCCCGTTCGGCATTACGTGGCGTTTTGCCAAGTAAACGCGCCGTCGCTCGATCCTTCGACGGAGATCGAAATCTTCCCGTCCCCTTCGTTGCCGGTAAGCTCGAAGGTTCCGAGATGGAAGGCGCCTTGCCAGTATCCGCCCAAATCGTGATCGATCACGATCCGGACGTCTTGCGGGTCGGGATTGGCCGCGAAGTTACGCCATTCGTCGAACGATTCGAACGCCAGGACGCCGGAGCCCGCGAACGTCCCGGATAGCGATCGACTATCGCGCGCGACATACGGAACGATATCGTCATCGTCGCAATCGGGAAGAACTTGCTCCGTAAGCTCCTTCGTCATCGCGAAGCGCTTGTTCGTCAGCGCGCACGGCTTGACGAAGTTCTGCGGCGACGCGCCGTCGCCGAGCCAGATAGTCATCTTCTTCCATGAAGCGGTTGTCGGTTGTGCCATGGTCGGAGTCCCTTCGGTTGTCCCTTCGGTTTCACTCTGTAACCGGTTCCGTCAAGGCCCGGAACCGAACGGCGACACGCTGCGTCTTGCCGTCTTCGTCGAGAAATACGTCGGAACGGATAAAGTCGCAAGCGACGACGGAATGCGTGGCCAGGAATAGACCGTCTTCTTCGCCGTCGAGCGCCGCCGATATCTGCGCGCCGATCCGCTTCGCCTGCTCGCGCGTGGTCTGGCGCGTCCATCCGTGAATGACAAAGTTCGCCTCCGCGGCGCGATAACAGTCGCCGTTCTGCGGCAGAACCTGCGACTCGCCGAGCGTGACATATGGGAACGTCGGGTCCGCGCTCGACGGTGGCTTGTCCCATATGCGAGTCCCGACGATCGCCGTTAGTGGCGTGAATGCGAGAAGCTTCGCAATCACGGCCTTCTGTAGTTCCGGTTCCGGATCGTTTCGGCTCATGACACGATGAATCCATCCCGTCGCGCTTGTTCCTCGATCGCCTTCTTTCCGGCCTTGCGGACTCGGTTCTTCGCCGCCTTTTTGTTCGCGTTGTATGAGTTCCAGAAGAACGGATTTTCGCGCCCGGCGCGCGTCCCGAATTCATTGGCAAGCGCATAATCGTAGGTCGCCGTTTGACCGGAGCGAACCGGCTTCGTCGTGAGCGGCCCGCCGGCCTTGATCACGACAGAGAATTCGCGCCGGCCTTGCTCGACGCGAACGCTCGCTTGCAGGTTCCCGGTTTTGCCGCGCGCCGCCGCAAGCCGCATTTCGTCGGCGATAAAACGCGCGGCGTCCCATAGCTCCGCCTTGATCGCGGTCTTCGCCGGCGCCGTCAGGCTTGCCAGGACGCGCTTGAGCCGCTCGACTGACTTGTTCGGCCCGGCCGCCATTACGCCGCGCCTCCGCTCTGCGCGAGAATCTCGATCCACTCGCGCCGGCCGGTTCGATCAACCGCCGACTTGATATCGTACACGGTCCCGGCGCCGTCCTCGCTCACGTCGGTTGCGCGCCAGTTCGCCGCTATCGTCTTCGTTGAGTCATCCCATGGAACCACGATTGTTACGCTTTGAATACCGGCGAGCCGATCCGCCAGGATGCGCTCGCCGCCGAGTCTAGGCGTCAACGCCCCCCATCGGCTGAAGCGGTCCGTGAACTCGCCTTCGCTTTCGCCGTACTCGTCGGAACCGCTCGCGCGAGCGGCGAAGGTAATCCGGAATGTCAGGTCGCCGGCTTGCGTCATGGTCGAAAAGCTCCGCGCATCCCGCCGCTATGGCATCTTCCGCGCATGTCCGCGTCACGGTGCATATCATGCCCGCCTTAAACGCTGTTATGAATTTTGGAGTCGGCCGCCAGTCGAAGTTCCCCGTGAATCTGACTTTCATGGCCGCCGCCCTCCGCGTTGATCGCGTGGAACTCGACGAAGGCGCGAACGATGTCTTCGGCCCGATCATCGCGCCAGAAGAGCCGCTGATAGGACGGAGCGCCCGGCAATTGCTCGCCGGGACGAACGCCGATCCGGCGCCAATGGTCGGCGCCGTGGCTCCGGCCGGCGCCCTCCGTCGTGAGCTTCAGCACCACGGCCGGCGCGTCGAGCGCGAAGGCGAGCCACGCCGGCCCGTTGTTCACGAAAATGTTGCAGAAGGCGGAGCGATAGAGCGTCGCGCGCGCTTCGAGGCTGAATGCCGCGTCGATATCGCTCGCGAACGGCGCCAGTAACGCGTCGCCGGCGCGCGCCGTGTCGCGCACGATCACAACTCGCCATCCCTCGCGCGCCAGGATGCGAGCGGCGAGAAGCCACGCGTCGATCCGGGAATTGCGTTGCGGCCAATGCTGGCATTCCCGGAGCGTGATCGTCACAAGCGCCGGATCGTGCGCGAGGTCGGTCGACGGTCGAAGCGGCCGAATGCCGGCCCTGTACGCGGCGACGAATTCCGAGAAGCCGCAAATGTATTCTGGCGCCGGATCGCCGCTCCGCCGCTCGCGCAGGGTCGCGCGCTCGCAACGCGGATTCATCCGGAGAATCGGCAAGCCGACATGATCGCGCAACCGGATGCGCTCGGCGTGATCGTGCGGCCATAGTTCGTTGCCAGCGAATCCCCGATCCCGCCCCGGCAACACATCGATCGCGAACGACTCGGCGCCGCACTCGATCCGGAGTCGCTCGAAGCGCATCGCGGCCGATAGCGCGTCGAAGGTCGGTGGACAACGATCGAGATCATAGATCATCGGCGGAATCTCCCGCGCCGGGATGCAAGCCCGGCCGCAATCTGCGCCACGATCGCGGCCGATCCGGGAACGTCCATGTCGCCGGTGATCCTGATTTGCCGCCGAAAGATGTCGACGTGGCGTTGCTGGAAATAGCGGCCGTGCGTCATCATCTTCTGCACGCTCAAGGGATCGCCGGAGCCGAATTCTTTCGCAGGCGACGACAATTCGAGGAAGGCGCATTCCCGTTCGGTGGCGAACGCGCATTCGCTTTCCCGGAAGACGGCAAGAAGATCATCGTCGATCGTCTGCCGAAAGAAAAGCGCGCGATCCTTCGTCAAGATGATCGGGTAGCTATGGAAGCAATGCAGGACAACGTTGCCGCCATGCTCGAAAAACAGATTCGTCGGAAGGTTCGTGCGGCCGGTTCCCCATAGGCAATCGGTCGCGATTGGATGCCGGTTGCGCCAGAACCATTCCAGCATATCGCGCGCGCCGGCGCCGATCGGGACGTCGAGCGCATCCGAGCGCGCCCGCATCGCAACGGAAACCACGGCCTTCCGTCCGGCCGCGAAGCAATGCTCCGCGAACTCGATCGCCTCGATCGACGGAACGATGTCGGCGTTTTCT